TGTGCCGGTCTCTCCCAATCCCGCCGCAGCGGCAACAGATACGGCGTCACTTCCGCTGGCTGCCTCAGCAAGTCCCACAGCCGCAGCAACAGTTGAGCTATCAGCAGCCGAGCCAGTGTCACTCAGCGGGTTATCGATAGCCCTAGTGATGACGTCAGCCGCGGTCGCAGTGTCAGCTAGAGGTACAGCTGCGGCGACAGTCGAGGTATCGGCTGCTGAAGCAGTATCGGCTAGAGGTACAGCCGCCGCAACGGCAGATGAATCGGCTCCTGAGCCGGTATCTGTTACGGTGAGGGTTGCACTAACGGTCGAAGTATCGGCAGCCGAGGCGGTCTCTGAGGCGCTTGTGGTAGCCGTTTCGGAAGTAGTGTCAGCAGCCGAGCCAGTTTCACCCAGGGTGAGGGTAACCGTGATAGAGATACCCTCGGATGCCGAGGCTGTCTCAGAGAGCGAGATCGAGGATGAGGATGAGCCTGATTGCCTTAGAACCATAGGCTGCCCAGTGGGGTTAGCATCTGGTCCGTAGGGTGTGGAAGGCTGAAAACGCCCGAATCTCGCCATCAGATCACCACGAGAAGGATCGATCGACTGCAGACTGGATCAATTGGTTTGGGTTGGGCTGACGTACACGTACCCAATCCACAAGACCAGTATTAGCCGGGTACCCACTCCCGGGGTTTCCCGCCCCTGTAACCAATCCCCACTTCAGCAAGGTGAAGGTAATCGAGCCCGAGAATCGCTGAGTCCAGGAAACACCATCTGAAGACTCAGACCATGTCCACGTAGTGCCTGAGCGCTGCATACGGAGGTATCGAGAAGAGGAACCATTCGTAACGAGAGCTGCCCCGTTATCCTTGAGGTTCTCAGCCCCTCCGACTGTGATGTCTGAGAAATACCGTTGAGGTGACCCAGACCAGTAATTATCAGCCCGAAGGAATCTGGTTGTACTCTCCCAGAAGGCGAAACCCGTAATCTGGTAGTTGGCACTCAGTACGGTATCGAATTTGGCTTGGATGTCAAAGGTCTGTACATCCCCCACGGTCTGCACAATGCGAGAACCGTTTGCTCCAGTGGTATACATGTCTCGGTCACCAGAGGCATTGGAAGAGAAAGCCATTGACACCTGAGTGCCTGTTACCGAGAACGTGGTGCTACCAATGGGGTCTTCAGTGGTCCAAGTCCCAGTGTCGAGGGCGCTGGCATTGAACTCGTCACTCTTCATAGGCACGGCGCCAGCACCCCTTCTAGGAGATTAGCCCTCTCGCCACGCGATATAGCAAAGGGCGTTCACCGTTACCGCTGCTGTGACTCGGATTCGGACTACCTGGCTCACGTCCACCACAGGCTCATACCCGAGTGGCCACTGCTTGACGTAGGTGTTTGCCGAGAGAACCGGGTTGTCGAACACGCGGCATGTTGCCACGACCGATCCCTCTGAGCTTGGCGAGAATCCCGCTGTCGCCAATGAAGGAGGCCCACCAGGAGTAAGAACCGAGGGGGTCACAGCAGTAGGCGTACCTCCAGCGACAGTCGTAGTGTTGATGAGTTCTGTCTTGATCGCTGATGGGTTTCCGTCGAACGAAATACCCCACTCGAGGATCAGAAGCTGGCGTGTAGAAGGAGCGGTGAGCTGGAGAAGGGTCTTGATGGATGTTCCTGTGGCGACTGGAGACATTGCCGCAGTAGTCGGAACCGCCGCATTGTAGGCAATATAGTTGACCGTCATACTCACGACGAGCACCCCTACACCAGCAGGTAACCCGCGTCGGCGTTGGCCCCGGCCGGGATTGCTATCCCGGTGCCATTCACCGATACCTGCGCGGCCGCGTTCACGGTAGTACCGAGGAGGACTGCTCGCTTGAGCACTGAGAAGTCATTGGAGAGGTCCAGAGTATCGCCAGCGCTCACGTTCTTGAGAGCATAGAGCCCGACTCGCTCCGCCCGACCGTCATCCCACACCCGCGTGAAGTGAGTGCCATCCAGTGCTGCCATGTCAATCCTCCGCTATCGCGATGAGGACAGCCTGGACCGAAGCGATCCAAGCCCCCTGGATTTTCTCGGGCAGCTCGTCCCACTTGGGCATCGGATTGCCCTGGAAGTTCTTGAAGTCCGTAACCCGCCCATATGCCGTGTAGGCAATGAGAGCCAGCTCTCTTTCGTCCATCCCAGTTCCTAGGAGAACGTGAAGGTAACGGTGGCTGTCCAAACCTGACCCGACACCTTGGTGCCCTGGTCCGAGATGGCATGATTGAGCAGTGGCGAGGTGGAAGCGGCCGTACCATCGGCGGTCCCCTGGTCCACACCCCACTCCTGCCAGTGGTAGTTGCCCTCCGCGGACTGGAACGCAGCCGACCAGGAAAGGGTCCTCGTGCCGAGGGATCCCGCACCAGAGACGAGCTTCCACTGGCGGTGAGTCGAACCGGTCAGTGCCCCGAGGTCAGTGTCACCGTACGCGGCTGCCGTGTTGGTGTCCCCAGTACCAATGCGGGTGTGGGTCGCGTCATACGCCTGGGTGGCGCCCTGGTTGGTGAGAAGGTTCATGAGCCGAGTCCAGCCCACGTTGGTGATGAGGTTTCCCTCATGCACCGTCGTGAGGTAGGATTTCAGCCCGGCCCGCTCGAAGTGCTCGAGGTGCAGATCGCCGTGGTATCCCACACCAGCGAGTCGACGGGTGAGGTAGTTCACCTGGTCTTCATCAAACCGGTGGAATGTGGTCACGGACCACATGTGCATGCTTTCCTGGGCCTGCATTTCAGTCATCCTTCCTGAATCCGGGCGGAGGCACTGGGCCTTCAGTAAGATTCTCGTCGGATTCCGATGGGGGGAAGATCCAGACTTGAGGCTGGATGACTTGAGGAACTACCAGAGCCTCGGCGACGGGAGTTCCCTCACCGTCGCCGAGGTCTTCGGTCTCAGGGCTAGTAGCCACTGCCCCCGCCCGACGGGCGTTGTGTACGTGAGCCCTGGCTCTTAGAGGCTCCTGATGGCCTCCCTGAGCGCCTGGGCTCGTCCGGCATGGAGATGACTACAGACATGCCCTCGGACGCCGTACCGTGCTCCACAGGAGCCTGTGGCTCTACTGGCAGGGCTTCCCGTTCCACCGGTGGCTCCGGCTTCGCCGCGATCATGTCGTTGGTCACCCGAACCCCGAGGATCCCGAGCACCTCGTGAGGCTGGATGGTGTCGGCATCCGTGGCATAGCCGTTGGTGCCTTCAGCCATCCGCTCGAGACAGAGGCTCACCAGCCGGTCCCGAACGTTACCGATGACCAGATGCTGTTCCTGGTCAGACGGCTCCTCGTGATTCGCGAGGTTCTTCGGGCCCATGACTAGTTCGCCACCACCGACGCGCCCGCGTCCAGCGGGACGTAGGTCAGGGTCCACTGGATGGACCCGGTCGCGTCCGCCGCCGACACGTTCACACCGATAGTACCGATGGGAACGATGATGGGAGCGGACAACAGGTTGGCCGCACCAGCGTTCTTGACGACCGTGGCCGCACCGAAGGAACCGATGGTGACGTGCCCGCCGACCTCGGTCGTGCCCAGCGACGTGGTCGTGGTCAGGTCAACCGCGGTGCCAGTCGTGGGTGTGGAGGTGAACTTGCAGTTCGGGGTCGTTCCGGCCATGATGACCGTCACCACACCGAACAGGCTGGTGACGGCGATCCGACCGCCCGACACGGTGAAGAGGGTCTGGGTGGCGTTCTGCGGGACCGCCTTCGCCGTACCGGCGACCTTGACACCGAACAGGTAGGGTTGGAACGTGGAGGGGTTGACGTATGCCGTCATTTGGGGCTCCTTTCAGCCTTGACAGCTTGAGGTAGGGCTGACTAGGCGATGTTGGAGCGCAGGTTCGGCGCGAACCGCTGGACGTGTAGCCCGCCCTGGAGGATGACGAACGACGCCGAGGCGTGGCTCGCCGAAAGGTACTTGTACCCGTCGGAGAGCATCGGCGCGGTGATCTCGCAGCAGGCGAGGCCGCCAGTGCCGAGCGTGAACGTTGCCGCTGCCGCCTGGGTGATCTTGGTCCAAAGCCCGTTGTTCCAGCGGTAGTACTCGGTGATGCCGTCACCGTGAGCCGAGTCCGAGCCGTCGAAGTTGACGGCCGTGCCACCCGACGCCGCGGTCAGCTGCTGGACGGTCACGTTGCCCGAGGTCGCGCCGATCGCCAGGATGCTGATCGTCTCGCAGTCCTGCAGCGAAATCGGCGTAGCCGCGGTGGTGGCCGAGGTCATGGCATTGAAAGTTCTGCCGAGAGCCTTCATGTGCCTTCCTTCCTTGGGGTATGAATGCCTTGGGAGGCGAAGTCTCGGGCAGGGGGCCGGGTTTCCGATGCCCTGCCCGGGACGGCGAAGGGAACTACGGGCGGGTCGCGAGCTTCACGAACGGCGACAGCGTGTTGCTGCCCTGGTTCGGGGTGATCGCGTTCTGCAGCCACGGCCGACCGTCGACGCGCTCGATCACGCGGACGGCGGTCTTGTCGTTGCCGAACTGGTAGTGCGTGCTGGTCTCGCTCTGGACGGTCTGACGGTCACCGATCAGGTAATAGCCCGGGTCCACCAGGTTGATGTCCCCGGCGTTGCCGACCGAGTTGACCTTCTCGGTGAAGATGACAGGCCGGCCCAGGATCGTCACGGGCGGGGTCTGCGACCCATCCGCAGCAGCCCCGGCACCGATCCAGACGGCCGAACCACCGGTGCCGACGGACAGCGCCATCGTCGCCAGCTGCTTGAACGTGTCGATGTTGGCGATCCACACACAGCGGCTGAGTGAGCTGGGGATCATCCGCGAGAACATGCCCGCGAGGTTCTCCCAGACGATGGTGCCGCTGGCCTGGCCGGTCTCCGCGGCAACGCTCACCGCGGCTGCCGCGTTGAGGAAGCCCTGCGGCTCACCGACGCCGCTTCCGCGGATGAACGCCACGTCCTCGAAGAAGGACAGGGCCTCCGGGAAGGACTGGTCCATGAAGGACTGGAGCGAGATGAGCGAGTCGGTGAAGAGCTCGTTCGGGATCTCGGCGTAGACCGTGAGCTTCTTCGCCGTGAGGGTGATCCGACCGAACTTCGGCGCGGATTCGGTGAGCTTCGCACCCTCCTCGGTCCAGTACCCGGTGACACCGCCGAAGACGGAGCCCGAGTTCGTGACCGAGTCGATGGTCGGGTAGGGGACGGTCAGCGTCTCCATCGGGACGACCCGGGCACGGGAGCGCATCACGGAGGTCTCGAGGGCGACCCGCAGCAGTTCGGAACGCAGACTCTCGGGGATGAGGAACCCACCGTCGCTCGGCACGGTCGACCCGAACGAGTTCATGATCTGCTTGATCTCGGCCCGGGCCTGGAGACCCTCGGCGGTGACGTTCCCCGACCAGATGGCTCCGTAGTAGTCAGCCCAGTTGCCGTACTTGTCGTCCAGCCGAGCGCCCGGCGCCTTCGCGTTGTAGTGCTTGTTGAATGGCCGAGCAGGCGTCAGGTCCGGGCGAACCATGTTGGCGTTCAGGATCCCGGCGCGGATCATCTCGCCGTAGGCCTTCTGCGCCTCGTTGCGAATCTGGTCGCCGATCCCGGAGTCGCGGCTGGCGATCGCCTCGGCGTAGCCCTTCATGAAAGCACCGAACTCGGGCTTCGGCTTCCCACCCTGGAAGAACTGGTCGAGGTTCTTCTCATCATTCAGGAAAGCCTCGAACTCATCCGCGGTGCGCGGGAGAACGTCAGTCATCGGAAGAAAGCTCCTTTCAGCGCCTCGCGGATGGACGCATAGTCCACACCCTCGGCTTCGGGTTTTTCGACGGCCGTCGGTTCCTCCGCCGGCTCTGGTGTGGTAGAATCCTTCACGTCTGATCGTACATCGTTGGAAATATCCGCGTCATCCCCTGCGACAGCCGAATTATCATCAGAATCCGTCTGGGGAAGCTCAGGGGTGTCTTCTGGCTGCTCGATCTGGGCCTTCACAGGCTCCTTCTCACGCCGAACAGGAGGCAGGGGGATGATTGCGGTCGCCTGCGGGCCCTTTTTCGGCAGCAAACCAGGTGGTGTGTGGCGGAAGATCGACAGGTCCCAGGAAGCCGCGACAGCCGCCTCGGTGTCCTCCTGGGTAGTATCACCCTGGGCCGGCCCGATTCGGTCTGCCAGACCTGCCTCAACGGCCGCAGCAGCCCCGTACCAGGTCTCCTCCAGCATCGCCTCGCGCCACGTATTGGCAGGCGTCCCAGTGCGGGCCGCGTACACTGAGGCGATAGTATCGGAGATCATGTCCAGTTCATCAGCCATTTTCCGCATGTCAGCGGCGTTGCCCCGGGCCAATCCGAAGGCATCATGGATCATGATCTGCCCGAATGGGCCGATCTCGATCTCGTTACCAGACATCGCGATGAACGACGCGGCCGACGCGGCAAGGCTGTCAATCTTGACCACGACATTGGCCGGGTGACTCACCAATGCCTGGTAAATGGCGATGCCGTCGAAGACGTCACCACCAGGTGAATTCAGGTGGAGCTCAATCTGGCTCGCGTTCACCTGATTTAGGGCCGCCACGAAGTCCGAGGCAGTCACACCCCAATACCCGATCTCGTCGTAGATGTAAATGGCCGCCGTTCCTGGCTGCCCAACAAGATCCTGGATGCGGAACCACTCACGGTTGGGCTTGAGTGACAACCGCCCCCTCTTATCAGTCACCCCACACCTGCCCACTTCCGCCTCACGGCCTCGATTTGACGGCGTTCACGAGACGCCGTATTGAATACGGACTGCAGCAATGCCTCAGCTACTGCATCCGTATCGACCTGATCTGGGTCTGACTGCTTCGAGTCTGGCTGCTTCGAGTCTGGCTGCTTCGGGTCTTGCCCGGGCTGGAAAGGAGCAAGTGGCGCCGGGACCGGCTTCTCCTTCCACTTCATCTTCGGCAACCCGACGGTGTCCAGGGCGTCCTGAGCATCGAACCCGGCATTGACGAGAGCCACTACCGCATTCGCCTTCGCCGTGAGGACCAGTGCATCAGTCTGCTTGTCCTCAGGAATCGGGCTCGCGTAGTCGAACTCAAGGCCCCTTGCTGAATCCCCAAACATGGGTAGGAAGACAGTGTTCAGTGCCTCACGGATTCGCTCAAGCCGGGGTACGAGCAGCCAGCGAGCGAATACCACTTCCGCAGCCTCAGCATTTGCCCGGTTCACATCCTCGACAGTACCAAGCATAGGCTTCGGGAAGGTGAATGCCTGGCGGATCATCTCGGAAGAGAGAGCACGCAGCTCAGGGAATTGCATTTCTTGCATGGTGTACTTGCGGTCGACCCACTTACCTTCCTCAAGGATCGCCACACGATGGGCATTGGAAACGCCCTTGTGTTGTTCCTCCCACCGGTCGCGCATCTGGCGCCACTCGCGGTCACCTAGCTCCCGGCCTATCTCGACAATGCCACCGGGTTGCGCAGAGTTGAGGAAGAAGTTTCGGTTCCACTCGGCCGCATACTTCGCCGACTCGAGGTCAATCAGCACCGACTGGACAGGTCCAAGTCCGCGGTAAGGATCCCACGGGCACGGGATCTTCAACTGAATGACTTGGCTAGTCTCGAGGGGCACTGACTCGATTGGTGACAGATACTGCCAGCCCTGGAGGAAGTTATCCTTGTTGGGTACCGGGTGCATCCGGTCCGGTCTTACCGGCCAGAGCTCAACAGGCGGCCCGACATTGCCCCCAGCCCGTGAAACAATCCAGTACGCCTCCCCCGTCAGATCGAGGTGCTGCTGGATGGTCTCGACGAATGACTGTCGGGTGTAGAAGTTGTTGGGCTTATTCCACACCGTCAGAGCAAGATGGCTCTTGACCTCGTCGCGTTCCTCGTCGGGGTCATCGTTGGACTTGTAGAGGTGCCAGCGGACCTGTGAGGCGGCCTCAGAGTTACGGTGGACGATCGCGTAGAGCGTCCCCACACCGCCCATGGCACGCATGAACGTCTCAGTGCCGGGAGGTGACCCGATGGGCAACCCACCAGCACTGGTACCGCGAGGGATCGGCGACTGAGGCGTTCGGCTAACCGCATCACGGACAGCTCGACCAAGGGACCTCATTCATGCCACCTAGCCGTCGGCGTATGCTCCGATTCAGGCAATTCCGGCTTGTCATCCCGCATGAAATCAATGAGAAGGAGTGAGGCACCAGATCCAAGCAAGCCCCAGAGGAGTCCAATAGTGAAAAGGCCAGCACATAGGCAGGCGAATCCACCAACGCTCAGCAATCCGCGACTTCGGGCAATGGCAAACAATGCCCTGACTGTTGCTTGGAAACTCTTACGAGCCACGATCCACCTCCTCTAGGGGATCGTATATCGTTGGTAATACCTACGTCAATCTAGTGATCACATGAAACGGACACTACCATTGCCTCGCCAATCGCGGTGGGCAATGATATAGCGAGCGGCGTCCATTCCGTGGTCATTCTCTTTCAGGGGCTCATCCTTGAGCTCTCCGTCTTCAGATCGACGGCCCTTATTAGCCCAGACGTAGGCGGGGAATTCCTCTAGGGTACAAGTCGGTTTGTTGGCATCGAGAAGAGCTTGGTCCACATCAACCAGAGCTTCCTCACAAACCAGAATCCGTTCCTCGTGGACCCGGGCTTGCATGAGGGTAATACCCCCAATGACTTTCTTGTTAGCAGCAATGGTCCCTCGACCAAGTTCACGGGTTAGTGTGGCCCGATCCTCGGCATCATGGTCACAGACAATGGCGTCGGGCTCTGGCCATCCCTCTGATTTCATGATCTCTTGGATCTGCTTAGCATGATCTGAGACAATCCGCCCGGTACGGTAGATCTCTCGAGCTAGGATCAGTCGACCATCTGGGTCCTCGGCCCACATTTGCCACACGAACGGGTTGTTATACCCGAAGTCTATTGCCCACCAGAACCGCCAATTCTCGTACTTGGTCTCAGCTTTCTTGCCTAGTTCTTTGGGTGTGGGTAGATGACCCGGGAAGACATTGGTTGCCTCGTTCCACTCCTCGTAGATAACCCCCTCGGCAGCCGCCCACATTCCCTTAAGCAGCCTGAGCCGACGGACACCCGTAAGCTTACCCAACTTACCCTGGATATAATCCCGTCCAGCTTCGGTGAAGGTAACGCCGTCGGCTTGGTAGTAGATGGGATTATCTCGGTGGAGCGAGACCATCATCCGCATACTACCACTCTCACACCGAAGTTTGATCCAATGCTTCGGGTGGTCGGGGTTACAGGCGAGGATGATCTGGCGGTACATCCCAGCTGTCCCTCGGAGGCGGGTGATCAAGATCTCGAAAGCCGTCTTAGTGATCTGGTTTGCCTCATCCACGAAGATGAGATCCAGCTCAGCCGAGAGGAACTTGTCGGGCTTGTCCAGACCTCCGACAATGATCTGAGAGCCGTTCTGGTAGATGTAGGCCGGCGGCTCGTGGGCGTTTCCCCCGAACCACCGCACGATCCCAGAATCCAGTGCGGTACGGATAACGGCTTTCTCAAACAACTTCAGTGTGGTAGAAGCCAGGGATAGGTGAGTCTGCCTGACCATGAGGGCTTGGACCCCTGGGACCCCAGCACAAGCCAGGTGGATCTTCCAGAGAGCAGCGAGGCTTTTCCCCGTACCAGCGGGCCCAGCAATGCAGATCTCCGCATCCCGGGCAGTAAGGAGCTTCTGGGCTGCTCCACGAGGAGCGTACTTAACTTTCCGCCGCTTACGAGTTCTACCACCGGCATCAGGGTCCCTTACCTTAAAGACATCCTGATGTTCTCGCCCGGGCAAAAGAACGGCAGCTCGAGGATCCTTAAAGCTCACGCCCCGCTCTCCTCGTCCTGGTCGTCCTCCTCCTCATCCGAGGGGGGTGCAGGCGGGTAAATCTGACCGACATCCACACCCACGATCTCGTACATGACTTGCTTGAGCAGACCATCGCCCTGGAGCTTGGGCATGGCCTGGCCGAGTACCTCAGCAGCATGCTTCAGCGCGGCGTGCTTCACGCGCAGCAGATCTGCGGAGGGCATACCAGACTCGCCGAAAGTATCATTGATAAACTCGACGTCCGCCTGGAGTTCGGCAAGGCGATCCACTAGCTTGGCAATCCAGAGAGAGCTTAGCTCATCCCCAGGATCCAGGCGAAGGGCGAAAATCTCCTCCTGATGCCGGCCGGCAAAGAAGTCAACCTGCCTCAGGGGCATATCGAACCGCTCGGCCAGCTGCTCGTGAGTTTCATCCCCAGCAGCCAAGGCCCTCAATAGAGCCTGTTTGGTGTGGCCGGCAATGTATGGTTGCCCACCCATTTGGATCACCTCCCGTCAGTTAAGAACCGGCCGGGCTGGAGGCGGGGAGCCGACGCCCTGCTCAACCCGACCGGCTATTGACATCGTACGCGAGGGCATATCCTACACGCAATAG